GTCATCAGGCATGCGGTTAACAGTCTGCTGTACATTGCTGGCCTCTTTGGTTGCTTCTACCCGGCGTTCGGCTACTGCTTCAGTGGCAACGGCTTTCTCTTCAGTGCGCTGCTGGTCCGCTTTAGCTTCCGCTTTGCTGGTGCCGCGAATATGGCCCAAGCCAAAGGCACCGGCGATAGCGGAAATCACCAGTGCGGCCAGCCCGATAATCGTTTCGATACCCACACTCACCTCACACCAGAACAGATTTAGCCAGGTTAAACAGCGCGCGGCGTTTATCCAGCCCGTTTCTTCCACCATTGATAAGCAGGGTCACGCGCTCAACATCGCCGGAATGAAGCAGGCAACCGCGGGAGGCAAAGAACCATGCAGCTGAGCGCGCGGCGTATTCATCCTTTTCAAGCAGCTCCGGGTGGGTAACGAGGTCCAGTTTCAACGCGTGGCCACAACTGCGATAGTTGCTCAGCCCGGTAACCTGTTTCAGCCCGCGACCGCGATATTTCCAGCCATCACCGGCAACCTGATTGCCAAGGTGTTCTTTTCCCCACTCACCACCGTAAACCAGATTGGCGATCGCTTTCTGATTTGCCGGTTGCGTTGCCGTTCTGCCAAGTGCAGCGGCCTGCTGTTGCGTGATGCGGTGGCTACCGAACGTCGGTACCAGGTTATCAACCGCGTAATTCAGGTTCTCCACCAGCCGGGTAAATCTGGTGCTTTCATGCCCCATCTGGGCAATAAACATTGCCTGATCTAGCGGTGCGGTGATGCCGTATTCCCTCATAGCGGCGTCGATATGCGGAAACCAGCGCGCAGCTAACCCGGCGCTGATACCAGCCGCCCTCTGAAATTGTGATTGGTTCATTAGTGCCTCAGATGATCAACCAGGCGTGCAACGTTGCCTTTGACGGCCACCAGCACGGAAAGGAATATGATGTTTGCCGCAATTGTGGCCCATGATGAATGCGGGTAAATCCCACAAAGGTACGCCAGCGGCACAGCGCTATACGTGACGGTAATCAGCCAGGCCAAACGCGAAATCCATGGCCGGTGCCGCGAATCACCACGGCGATAAAACATCAGGGTAATCACAACTCCGGCGCAGAGTAGCGCGTTGATCGTTGCTGATGGGTCATTTAGTACCACCTGAACCTCCCCGGCGCGTTATCAGCGCCACCAGCGAGCCGATATCCTGCTTATTCAGGAACGTAAGGATTTGAACGGCCAGCGCAGAGACAATCACGGCACCGATGGCATCCAGCGGTTTATCGCTATATTCCGTCCAGGATGCGAGCTTAGATCCAACCAGACCAGAGCCAAGAATGCCGACAATATAGGACACGACGAAGTAAGCCAGCCGACGCAACACACTCAAGTCAGCCGCTGTCGCTATGTAGAATACGGCGCCTGCGAATGCACCAAAAACAACACCGTAATCAGTTCCGGTTAGAAGCCCGTAAACACTGGCCCCGGTCAAAGCTATACCGGCTAACCCAGAGCCGGAAATCGGATCGGACATCGGTCCCCCTCAATGCTGTGAATCCTCTCAAAATGAGGGGAAAGAAAACCGCTATGCGGCATAATTTGTCACTCTGTCAAAGGCCATCAGAAATGACCTTTTGCACAGTGTTATTTACTGGATTTAATCAGGGGCCAGAGTAAAGCAATTACCCCGGCTACCAGCACGCCATCAGCAAGGATGGACATCATTTTGCTGGTGAAGTCGATGGCAACCACCAGGAACATCAATACCCCGGCGGCTACCCAGCGCAATTTCCCGATCACAGGTACTGATCCAGTGGAAGTTGCAGCGCCTGAGCAATTTTCTTGAGCTGCTTCTCTTCTTCTTCCCCGATGCCGTCGTTGTCAGCGACATCAAGGCACAGGCAAAGAACATCAACAGCATCGTTTGTACCGGCAACGTCAGCCAGTTCGCGCAGCGCCTGAGCATTAGCAGAGCGCGGCGAAGCTTCATAGCGAGCACGGATATTGCTACTCATCTGTGCGATCTCACCAGCGAACGGTGCGAAAGCAGGCAATGCTGAAATGGTTTTTTCCAGAGTGGCGATTTCTTTCGCGTCGCATGTGCCGTCGGCATACGCAATGGAGTAAGCACCCCATACCGTAGCTTCAACCGCGTCGCGGTTTTCCATTTTCTTAACTTCGACAACAGCTTTACGTGCTTTCTTTTTGAAGATACCGAACATAGTGACTTTCCTTTTAGCGGGTGAGCCAGCGCTCAGGAATGATCAGCCCACAGAGATAGTCACACCGACCGTTCCCTATGGCTCACCCCTGAAAGGCTCTGTGGTTGAATTGCGCCGAGCGTGGCGCGAAGAATTTCGGACATAAAAAAACCCGCACTGAGGCGGGTTTGGTGTCGTGTAGGCGTAATATCCCACGATGGAAAGCATACAGGACATTTTTATGCAAAGTCAACACGAACGTGCAAAAAAGTGTCGTCATTTGCTCCGATCATATTAATAAGTTGTTGCCTTCTGAAATTCTACTGCCGCGTGACGCTCCCAATGGCGCAGCGTGTCCACCAGCATTTCATAAAAGGGTTTCCAGTTGCGTGACCATGAGGACTGATGGAGGTCCGGGAGACGCTTCAGAATGGCACGGTGTACCGTCGCCGAGGAGATAGCAGAGAAGCCATTACCAGAGCAACGTTCACACGTTTTGAAAACCGGTGCGCCACGTTCTTTGGTCGCTTTGCGATCCAGCACTTCACCTTTACCGCCGCACCTGCACCGGGCGCTGATCGTTCCCTTGCCTTCGCAAACATCACAGACCGCCGGTACAACCTCTGTTACCTCAGTCCAATGCTCCCAGTCAGACGGACGAACGGCACGAGAGCGGTTAGCCCAATATGGCGCTTTACCCCATGGGTACGAAACTTTGCGGGTAATTTGCTCGCGGGTTGTTCGCCCGGTACCGCTGCAACTGTGACATGTCACGCTGGTAGCCGCCGAACGGGAGTAATCAGCAAAGGAAAATTGTGCCAACATCTGCATACACCATCCGAACTGCCCACCAGCTGCCTTGCGAACATTCTTCGGAGCGACATCCATCGCATATCGCGCCAGCGCCTGAACTGCGAGCTGTTCATCCGTTTTGCTGATTCCCGCTTTACCGAAGAACGCCGCCAGGCCGAACCGCGCACGGCTGCTGGTGGTACCAATCGCCGCCATTACATCAGTGCCGGTGAGACGATCCGGAGAGGTTCCTTTCACGTCGTCGCTGATGTGCACACCCTGAGGGCTAAAGTGTTTTAGTGATGCTTCCAACTTCATTGAATGGTTTCCCCCTTTTCAGCAGTGCCAAACCAGCCAGGGTGCGCCCACTGGACATCAGTCACTTTATCGCCGTTACCCCACAGCGTCAGAACACGCATAGCAACGTAGTGCATAAGGATTTTTTCATGCTCTCGCCACTCATCATCAGGAGTGTCTTCAACAAATTCAGCGATGGCGTCAGCAATAAGACCGAAACACTCAGGAAAATCACTATGACCGATTGCGATGTCTTTTGCCGTTTCCTGAAGCTCCATAAAACGCTGCTTGGTAAAGAGATACGACATTTCTCTAATTAGGCGATCCATTTTAATACCTCGTTGCGTTGGTGGCTTCCCACTCAATATCAAGTTCACTTTGCTGTTTGCCGGCCAAGTAATTGAAGGGCCCTTTATCACCCTCGATAAACTGGTGTGAGCGGGAATCAAAGTTAGCCCCTATGTCTCCGATCCAGCCTTCCCCTTCACGTTGTTTCAACAGGCGGATCATCGAAGCGGGCATTTGGATAGCAGTCTGTTCGTCCTTATCAAGGCTCTCATACCCCATTCTTTCAGCTTTGCGCTGCGCCAGTTCGCGCGGGATATTACGCCAGACGGCCATAACGTTGTCGGGCATGTCAGTTAAAGCGCCAGTGCCTTTAACATCCATTTTCCCTGTTGGTGCAGCTTCGTTTGTTTTTCTGGCATGCGTTACCAGCAGAACATGGCAGTTGTGCTCGTTTTTAAAGTCGCAGAGGGTATCGATAAATTCTTTTTGTCCACCGTAGTCCTCTTCATCGAGTCCACATTTTGCCAAGTTGTCGATAACGAAAAGATCGATTCCATAGCGGCGTCTGGCATAGGCAAATATTTCCAGCAGGCGATCGGCCTTGGCTGTTCCGGTGAGTTTGAACACCCAAAGACGATCAGAAAACCACTCGTTAGTCATGATGATTTCAGTACGTTCTGGGTTTTTTCTACAAATGGTTTGCCGGGTAAGACGAGCCAACATTTTCCCAGGCTTAAGCTCCAGCGAGGCAATGCATACCCGGACTCCCTGGCTCATGGCATTGACGGCGATATGTCCCACCAGCTCGGTTTTTCCGTGGCCGTTTACTCCGTTAACCAGCGTCAGCTCGCCGGCGCGGAATTTGAAATTACTGTTCAGCGAATCCCACGGGCTGGAAAATAATCCAACGTCTCGATGCTCGAACGCATCCAGTGTTTCCTGAAGGAGATCACCCGCAGAGCAGAGTTCATCAGGGTCAAAGAATTTAGCGGTCCCCAAGTAGTGCCAGATTTCATCCTCGCTCATCCCGGAGGTCAGGCATTCATTGATATCTTTGTGCGGCAGCTCTACCAGGCGGCAACGATGCTCCCCTAGACGACGAGCAATTTCTTTTGCGGCTTCGCGCCCTACATCATCGTTATCGAGGCTTAACCAAATTTCTTCGAATCGGTCGAGGTTGTGATACTCGTATTCGATCCATTGCTGTTTGGCCCCTTTTCCACCGCCGAACGGTACCGATAGAGCACTGATACCGAATTGCGAGTAGGTCATACAGTCAATCTCTCCTTCGCAAAGCACAACAGCGCGAGCTTTCGCGTCCATAGCCTGCCAGCCAAACAGACATGGCTCGCAATCAGCTTCAGCCATGATCAACTTTTTGCCATTTGGTCGTTCAGTGCCGATTCGCTTTACCTGCAAAAGCTCACCGTTGCGAAGATACGGAAACGCCACTGCCGGAATTTCGCGGTTTTCATCGTGGTACCAGACGACTGCGTCCGAAACACGGAATTGATCAGCTGTCTCTCGGGTGATGCCACGGGAAGAGAGGTAGTCGTAGCAATGGCTCGCCTTTTTAACGCCTTTTTTGGTTGGCCGTGAGAAGGTTTTTTTCTTCGCCTCGAAGTGGTTATCGTCGTCCTTCAGCCCAAGGAACTCTTTCGCTTCCCGCATAGCGTCGTGCAGCTGGCAGTTACGCACCAGCACCCAAAGATCAAGCAGGTCTCCGCTGTCGCCGCTTGCAAAATCTGCCCAAGTCTTCTTACCACCGAGATTAATTTTCAGGCTCTTACCGGCATCACCATTGGTATTACCAGCGCACCACTCCTTGCCCTCGAGGTGTCCTCGTGGAAGCAGGTATTTCGCAACTCTTTCGGCGTTGTCCCACAATTTTTCAGATAACTCAGCAGGGGTCATCACACACTCCGTAAATCGAATTTTATAAAGCACATAGTCACGAATTCCTCACGCAAAAAGCCGCGGTTATAGCCAGCAACCAGTAGACGTTTGAGGATTCTTTTCATGGGCGGTTAGCTCCGCGCTTCATGCGGTCAATGGCTGCCTGGCTGATAAATACCTCAGCCGAACCGTCACTTGGTTTTGCGAACCAGGAAGCACCTGTCCCACCGATGGCGTTTGCGCTTGCGGATATCTGAGGAGCTCCATTTGGTTTTTCATCGTTCCAGCGCTCTCCGTTCAGGTATGACGCTGGCAGGAGTTTGTCGAACCCCATTTGCTGTGTTTTCACCCGGAGGCTGATATCTTCAGCCAGCATAACGGCGAAGTTCTCAGGCGTACCTCGGTTCGCTTTTTTCCAGTCGCGATATTTGGTCCTGAACGCTGACTTAGCCTTGACCTTGGCATCCTTTCTCAGACCTGCCCCCCAAAAAATATTTTCGAAAGCGACATCGACTGGATCTTGGCCTTCAGCATCATCTGATTCTGAATCAGGTTTTTCCTGTGAAGGTTTCCCTTTCGACTCGTCAGGTTTATCGCCATCAGTCCGATTCGAATCGGACAAATTAGTTTGATCTTGTTCTTTCTCCTGCTCCTGTTCCTGCTCTTGGCTTGCAAGCCCCTTTGAAGCCCCTTCATTTACTTCCGGGATCTGGAGCTCACTACTACGGGGACAGGTCATATTGAACTGCTTCGAATATTTCTCGTAAAACTCTGAAAGAAATAGGTTATCCGATACTTTGTTGTATTCGTTCTGTACTCCAGTACAGCGCTTGTCTCCGGGTTTCAGTGCCTCGCCGATTTGATGCGTTGCCATTTCGATGACCCACACCATCTCTGAATGCTCGTCGTACTTACAAAACCCGGCTTTAATGGCGCTATTAAGCCCCTTCTTAGCCCCTTCCATGGTTAATCCAGTCTCATGAGACAGGAACGCAAGGGGCATGTAATAAAGACCGATCATATTGGCGTGCGGACTGGTAAGCAGGTACAACGCCACAAGCTGAGACTCTGGCCCAGCCTGACGCAGCTCTTTGCCTGTTCTGCCAATCCAGAAGTGAGGAGACACCTTTCCGTAATCACGCATTTTGCGCCTCCGAGACCTTTGTAAAATATTGTTGGAACTTCCAGACAGGCTGCATGCATTCATGCGGATAATTCTGCCTGGTGAAGTACACCTGCTGTTTATCCCGATTCCAGCCGGTGACATGCACAATCACACCGTGCGGATCGCGATAATCGATATCCAATGGCTTAATTTGGTTTTCGGTAGTGATTGAGTGCGACATGTCACACCTCATTGCCCGGGTGCGGGAATAATTTTGGTTTGTCAGGTCTCAGTTCATGGGCGGGAATCCCAGTAAAGGCCGCAACATCAGGCACATGTTCCACCCCAACAACACCAACCTTTCTCCAGCGAGAGACAGAGGGTTGTTTTACACCTATAGCGCGAGCTAGAGCATTTACTCCTCCAGCAGCATCAATAGCTCTTTCAATTGCTGATTTCATTTTTTTGCTAATCCCGTTCAGTTGCTATCGAAATTATGATAGCAATTGCTATTGGAATGAGCAATAGACTTGTTTATCATGCTTGACTAGAATGTGATAGCGGAGGCTATAAATATGCAAGAGAGAACACTTAAGACGCTAGCTGACAGACTTAACTACGCAATGCATGAGATGGGCATGAGCCAGGGTCAGTTAGCCAAAGCGGCGAATATGGCACAACCAACCATATGGCGAATAACATCTGGAAATGCTAGAGGCACAACTAAAATCGTTGAAATAGCTAATGCCCTGGGTGTTCGTTCGGAGTGGCTATCAAACGGTACTGGACCAATGAGGGGTGACGACCAACAACCACCCCCACCGATGAATAACAAAAAAGATCCAGCCATCTTCAGAGTTGACGTACTCGACCTTACCGTAAGTGCTGGCCCGGGCATAATTAACAGCGAATTCGTGGAGGTGCTGCGCTCCGTGGAATACTCAGTTGAAGATGCCCGTCAAATGTTTAATGGCCGGAAACAGGAGCAGATACGCATCATCAACGTTCGAGGTGATAGCATGTCTGGCACCATAGAGCCAGGGGACTTACTCTTCGTCGATATCAGCGTTCAGCATTTCGACGGCGACGGTATATACGCGTTCATCTACGATGACACATCGCATGTTAAGCGCTTACAAAAGATGAAAGACAAACTCTTAGTTATCTCTGACAACCATACCTATCTACCATGGGACCCAATCGAGAAGGAAGAGATGAACAAAATTTTCATCTTCGGAAAGGTGATCGGCAGCATGCCGCAGACTTACAGGAAGCATGGGTGAATAATGCAAATGAAAATAAAAACTTACGCATAACAAGCTGAGTAGATTCTAAACCCGGCCAGTGCGCCGGGTTTTCTATGTGCCCCCACAATAGTAACCACCAGTCAACCAGGCGGGCGACTACCTTATCGGAACTCCTACCCTCTTTCTCTCTGCGAGTATCTCGCCCTTTCACAGTCCATTTTATTCTCAAGCTTCGATGCTCCAACTCCCGATATCTCATGTATTGGTAGATCACTGTCTAAAGGACAATTATTTCTACCGTGCTGTTACAAACACATCAGCAATAGATTTTTTTATTTTTGATATCAATGACATGAAAATCAATAGCAATTTAAATAGCAATACCTATTGCAAAGGTCAATAGCAGGCTCTATCATCATTCTATCAAATCAACTCAGAGGTGATAGAAAATGTCTCAGAAGATAAAAACATTTAAGGGGTTGTCCATCCATCCTTGTGATGCATTCAAGAATATGTCCTTGATTGTTGAAGCAGCTAGTTTGTTATCGGCGGTTGATGATGACGAGTATAGAGAAATTAGCGACATTCTTCTCGCGTTTGTCTGCAACTATGCAAACGAGGCCCATAAAAATGAATGGGATAAACGATAATGAAAAATCCAATCGAAATGCTAAATGATATTGCTGCGGAAATCACTGAGAATGCTTCGTTACTGGAGGTTATTTACCGCATAAATGAATTTTCACCGGAAGCCGATAACACAATTGCCTGCCTGATTCGTTCTATGCTAAAGACCAGCCAAACTGCTTACGAGTATGTGGAGCAACTTAGCATCCATGCTGGAGCTGAATGTCAACGGGGACAAAAATTAGAGTCGCTAACAGCGCTAGCTAATCAACTTAACTCTTGGGCTTGTGATATCGGCGATTGTAAGCTTGCCGTTTATAATTCAATGGATGATATACCAACAGAATCAAACTCAATTGGGGTTTTAAGTCTCGTCTCCCAAAAACTGGATGAAATGCAGAGCATTATTAGCTCTAAAGCGGACAAGATCGAATTCAATAAGTAACGCTAAACAATAAAACAAATAACACCTTCACTGGTGTGGCTTCCTGCAACCTGAAAACAGGATTAGGTTAAAAATGACATTCATCAAAGATAAATCTGCGTATTTAACAGCACGGCTTTTCTTCGCGACCTATGGTGAGGAATACCGCCATATCTCTAACCTTTTCATGCGCAAAGCTTACGGGGTCTGAATATGCTCAGTAAAGACAGCTCTCTAGAAACCGCAAAAAACACAGCAGATAACCTGTATAAATTAATGGAATTAATTAACTCCAATATTATTGATATGGATATCGAGCAAATAATTTCTCTGTCTGGCCTCTGCCTTTACTTGTCGGCTCAGGTTTCAATGTGGATGGATTCGGAGTTTGAACGTCGTGAAAAACAACGTAATTGAAACCTACCGACGCCGAATTTTAAAGGCAGCGTTATTACGCCACCAGCGAAAAACGGGCAGTAACTGCCTTGTTATTAAGCTCAACAAAGGTGGCATTAACACGGTCGAGTTAACAGAGATTCTTCTTGATGGATTATTACGAAAATTCGAAAGGCTTGCGATCAGTGAGTACGGGAATGTCGAAGGCGTAAAAGCTATCAAGGGAATTTACAGCAGCGCTGTTGATGTTAATGGCAGCGGTGAATTCCTTACGGATAGCGGGAAGGCATTAATCGACGAGCTCATTTCTGAGCTGGTTGAGTTCGTCAAAAAACAAAAAGTGGAGGCTCGGATCTGATGGCGCTGACAGCGATACGAATTCCTGAGTGGGTTCACTTTCAGGCAGTGAAAATTCTCCTGCAATTCCGGCAGCAGCGGATTTCACCGCGGCGAATGCGTAGGACTGGATACCTCAGCCTGAAAGTGAACCTGCGGTGGAGGCTGCTTTCACGAGATGGAGGCCAGAACTGGGAAGTTATGAGTCATGAACGATACAACAAAGTTAAGGACCGCAAATGAACGATAAACGCATTACTACCACCTCAATCGACAGAGCGTTTACTACGGAGTTGCAGCCAGTTTATGTCGTATCGAGGCACGGTTACTCGCGCCGTTTCCTCAGCAGAAGTGCGGCGATCAGCAACCTGGCTCACTACATGGTAACCAAAACATTTCGCCGGGCCGGTTTGACCACTAACGAACCAGACGAGCCGGTATTCAGCAATGGTGTACTCGTCAATCGCATGGGCCAGCACACTCAGCAATATCTCTTTGCACACAACCGCTGTATGCGGCGCATTCGGCGAATTCTGGAACGCAAGCGCGAAGCACGTAAGTGGCTGGCGAAATGGGACTCCATGCACGACCGCTACGTGAAAGAGCAGACAGAGCTACAGGCCAGTAAACCAGAAGGAGTTCGCTAATGGTTGATTCAACATTTAACCCAGAACCGACATCAACCGGCATCCGTTTTGGTAACCGAGTTATTGGTTATTCAGTTGCGGTTCGCCAGCTCGACAACGGTAATTATGACAAACGAATTCCGGATGGACTTGAACTGTTGGCTTGCATTATGGAAGGGATTGAAAGCGGCTGGTTTAACCCGGGCATCGAGAAAGAAATCATTCTTTGGCGCTGGATGCTGGTTGCCGTCTTTATTACGGAAGAGCAGGAAAAGAACGGGACCAGTGAGGTGGCCAACGATTCAGGAGGTTTCGACAAAGCAGTTATCTACTCCGGCCAGCACGGTTCAATCAGTATTTATCCTGCGCCAGAGCGATTCGCACTTGCTAATCATGTGGAAGGTATTGCCATTGAGAAATACGGCCAGGAGCTTGGTCAGCAGATGGCTCTGCGCATGTACAAGGGCATGTTAGCGGAAGACGAAGTGCAGGGGCTTCAGCTGTCACAATTTGGCCGGGAGGGTTTTAATTTGCTGCACGACAGCTTCATCGAACAGATTCAGAAAGAAGGCATGCCTGACATGCCGGTTATGCACTGAGGGAAATGACGATGAAAAAAGGCCAGCATTCAGCTTTCCCCTGTGCGCGTACCGATACACCACGAGGCATGACCTACCGACAGTATTTGGTCTGCCAGTTTGCACCGGTACTCGCAGCGCAATTTTTTGAAAATAGCGCATGGACTGATTACGACGACTTTGCCAGATCACTAATGATGATGACTGACAGCATCATTGAGGCCGAAAGGGAGACTGCACAATGAGCAAAATTCTTAATCCGGTAGTGCTTATTCATAAGCGCGAAAACAGTGACACCTACGCCGTTGCGATCACCAGCGGCAGCCAGGACTATCACGACGCCATTCTGATGGCGACGATGGAACCGGACATGACCTGCGATAGCGTCGATATCTGGAGCAAAACAGGCTACTACATGGCCCAAGAAATAGAGCGCTGGCGACGGGTGGCGGCTCTGGCGATTGCAAGACTGGATTCTGCCGATGATAAAAATGTATGGCAGGCTGTCGGATTCGCTTTGGGTGCTCTCGAATGTGCTGCCGCGGGCGAAATTGCAGTATCCACACAAAACAGCAGGATTAACACAAAACCGCAGGTGGTGCAGGAGCAGCAATCCATGCTTCAGGGTGCTGAAAAAACCGAGCCGCTGCACGCCGTCAAAGACGCGCCAGCACTGGATTCTTCGTCAAGAATAGCCGAGTCGCTGCACGCCGATTTTCAGGGTGCCGAAAACGCCGAGTCGCGCTGCACCATCCAGACCGTGCCAGCACTGGGTTCTTTGCCAAAAAATGCCGAGTCGCGCTGCGGCAACTCTCCGGTGATTCAGGGTGCCGATCAAGCACCCGGCAAGCAACCATCAAGCAATTCGATAGTAGGTTGGCTTCGCGCAGACTATCAGGATGACAATCGCGGCCTGCGTGGTAATGCCCCGCTGTTCGTTTTGGGTAAAAAAGACCCGTCATCGGTTTGGGGGCTGGGTTACATCCCGCTCATTGGCGCACTCCGATTGCTGCCAGCAGCGCCTCAGCAGGAGGTGAAGTGATGCATCAGGCTTTCGAAATGTGGGTTCGTAAGCGGTACGGAAGCCGCTACGACCTGACGCGGGATATTCAGGGGCTTTACTGCCGGGAAGTGGTTAAGCGGATGTTTGAGGTCTGGTGCCACTGCCGTGGCCTGGATGTAGTGTGAGGTGATTATGAGCGAAGTTGTTCTTCTGGTACCGAATGACTGGGTTAGCGAAAAGGTTCTGATTGCGGTTACCGGGCTCAAGCCCGGAACCATCCTCCGGGCCAGAAAAGAATGCTGGATGGTTGGGCGGGAGTATGTGCACGTTTCACCGGACGGAAATCCGAAACCATCCAGCGAGTGCATGTACAACCGTAAAGCGGTCGATGCGTGGGTGGCCTCAATGAAAAACAAACAGCCTGGGTGATTTGAGGCCATGAAAAAGGTAATCTCATATCGCTCTTGGGCGTCTGGAGGAATCAATGGATAAAGTTACATATCCAACAGGCGTCGAAAACCACGGTGGCACATTGCGCATCTGGTTTAATTTCAAAGGTAAGCGTGTCAGGGAGAGCCTCGGTGTCCCTGACACCGCTAAGAACAGGAAGATCGCAGGGGAACTGCGTACATCGGTATGTTTTGCCATCAGAACAGGCACATTTGAGTACGCTGCACAGTTTCCGGACTCCCCTAACCTCAAGACTTTTGGGGTGGGTAAGAAAGAAATTACAGTGTCAGAGCTTGCCGAAAAGTGGCTGGATCTGAAGAGAATGGAAATCTGTGCGAACGCACTCAACCGTTATGAGTCAGTCACAAAGAACATGGTGCCAAGGATCGGAGGTAATCGGCTGGTGTCGGCGGTGACTAAAGAGGAACTACTGTATATCAGGAAAGATTTACTGACCGGCCACCAGATGCCAATGAAGGGGAAGGTCACGGCAAAGGGAAGAAGTGTTGTCACCGTAAATTATTACATGACAACTATTGCCGGAATGTTTCAGTTTGCCGCAGATCACGGTTACTTAGAGGCGAACCCATTCGACGGGATGAAGCCTCTTAAAAAAGCCAGGGCAGAGCCAGATCCGCTAACTCGTGACGAATTTATTCGCCTGATTGATGCATGCCGGCATCAGCAGACGAAAAACCTGTGGTCATTAGCAGTATACACAGGGGTCCGTCATGGGGAGCTGACCTCCCTGGCCTGGGAGGATATCGATCTTGAAGCTGGAACAATAACAATCAGGCGTAATTATACAAAACTGGGTGAATTCACTCTACCGAAAACTGAGGCCAGTACCAACAGAGTGATACACCTCATTCAGCCTGCGATCAGCGTCCTGAGGAATCAGGCGGAAATGACCAGGCTTGGGAAAAGGCATCAGATCGATGTTCAGCTGCGCGAATACGGCAGAACTGAGAGCCACGAGTGTACATTTGTTTTCAACCCGCAACTGGTCAGAAGATGTCAGCAGGTGGGGATCATCTACAAAGTCGACTCAATAGGTGATTTATGGGACGCAGCGATGAAGCGAGCAGGGATAAGGCACAGGAAAGCATATCAGTCGCGTCACACGTATGCGTGCTGGTCACTGTCAGCTGGCGCTAACCCCAGCTTCATTGCCAGTCAGATGGGCCATGCGAGCGCCCAGATGGTCTTCAACGTATACGGTGCGTGGATGGCAGACAGCAGTAGTGAGCAGATCGCAATGCTGAATCAGAGGCTCGCGGATTTTGCCCCACAGATGCCCCAAAGCATACATAGCAGCGCCAGAGCATTATTGAAATCAGTAAGTTAG